GCAACTGGCTCATCGGTGATCTCTAAGCTCGCAAGCGGCGGCGGTGCGTATTTGCTCCGACTTGCCACCACCTCTATTATTTTCGACCACTGGGACAGCGGGGGAACCCAACGCTCCGCGACGATTGCCGGAGCAGCGTTGACCGGGGTTTTGCAGTGGGTGAGGGTGACAATGGCGGTCGCCACTGGCGCCCGCACCGCTTATACTTCACCCGACGGCGTTACATGGACGCAGTATGGAAGTACCAGCACCCTCGGGGCTACTAGCATTAGGGACACAACCGACATTATCGAGGTGGGCTCGCGGTCCAATGGCGTGGCCGAACTAGTTACCGGCATCATCTACCGCGCCCAAATCTACAGCGGCATCGCTGGCACGCTGGTCTTCGACGCCAACTTTACCGGCGCTGCGAAGCTCGCCACCTCCTTCACCGAGTCCAGCAGCAACGCGGCGACCGTCACGATCAACACCACCGGAGCCCTCGGTGCCCGCATCTGCGGCGCACGCGATCTGGTGCAAATGACGGTGGCCAACCAGCCGGTGCTGACGATTGCGTCGGGCGGCAACTACCTCACCTTCGACGGCTCGAACGACTACCTGAAGGCGGCTTCATTTAGCCTGAGCCAGCCGGAGAGCGTTTATTTTACGGGGAGTCAGGTGGCGTGGGGTGCAAATCTTGCCCTGTGCGACGGCAACACGTTCGACACCCTGCGTATCGTCCAGTCCGATGCATCCACAGACCTTCGCATCCGTTGCGGCAGCAGCGAACCAGCGGGCACGGAAATTCAACTGCCGCTTGGGACTCGGGGTGTTTTGACCGCAATATACAATACGACCGCATCTTCGCTTCGGCTTAACAACGGCGCGGTCAACGTGGGCACGGTGGGCGCGGCGACCCCCAGCGGATTTACACTAGCTTCGCGTGATGACGGCGCTGGTCCCTCCAACATCACCGTCTCCGAAATCATCATCCGTTCCGCCGCCGACTCGACGCCGCTGCAATCGCGCATCGCGTCCTACCTGATCCGCAAGTGGCGCATCACCCCATGAGCACCCCCCGCCAATACATGATGGCCCGCTCCTACGACGCCGCCCTCGCGCTCGACGCCCGTGTGTGCGCTTTCCTGCGAGAGCGCGATGGCAGCAGGGGGTCTCAGTGGGCCGGCGTTAGCGTGCGAGACGATGGCCGTTTCGGCGTGTTTTTCTCCCAAGAGTGCGTCGATGCGCTAGGCGACAACCTGCCCAAGCTCGACAACGAGGTGTTTACTGATGGCGTGTCTAATTGGGCCAACTACGTTCCCCCGGCCCCCGACCCCGAAAGGCCGTTGTGAACGCGTTGCGCATTTTGCTCGTGATGGCGCTGGCTCTTGCGGGCTGCTCCAAGCGCGACAATGAAGGGCGCCGCCCCACCTCCTCGCTGCACAAAGCCACGGCCTACGCGGTCGCACTCCACGCCGCCGCAGCCATCAAAGCGCAGGTGTATGAGGTCACCGAGACGCACAGCATGGAGCCCATCCTGTTTGGCAACATCTACGTGCTGGCGGAGCCGGTGCAGATTGCCGGCGTCAAGGTGGGCGACATCATCCTCTGGCGCAAAATGCCGGGGCAAATCCCCCGCCTTCATCAGGTTTATTCCAACAACGGCATCCGGCTGGGCGTGGCTGGCGCCAACAATTACAGCAACGACAACACGGAGTCCTCGTTCATCACGGATGCTGACCTTGTGGGGCGCTACGTCGGCCACGTTGTCTTTGACCCCGCCACACGATGAACGTCGTAGATATGCTCTTTAACGCAGCCGGAGGGGGCATTGTAGGCTCCCTTTTGCACCTTGGCACGGGCATATTTGAGACTTGGCGCAAGAAGAAAGACGCCGAGGTGGAAATCATGCTTATGCAGGCCAAGACGGAATCTGCCGAGAAGGCGGCGGCCTGGGATGCCTTTGCCCGTTCACAGCAATCTCAGGCTCCTTTCGCCGTGCCCACGGGCGTTAGCCCGCTTATGGCCAACATTTTTACCGCCGTAGAGGCATTTAAGACGTTCACTCGCCCCGGCCTTACGTGGGCGCTTTTGTCCATATTGGTCTATGTTTTCTCGGCTTCCCCAGAATATGCGCGGCAACAAATGCTGGGAGAAATTACCTTTGGCGCATTCACGGCGCTTTTCTGGTGGTTTGGTAGCCGTTACTCAACAAAACGATGATCAAGGAGCACCCAATTACTATTTCAAGCATCGGGGCCGTTTCCGGATGGTTTTCCGTAAGTTTGGTGCAAACGGCCCAATTTGCGGCTGCTTTTCTAGCCGCCCTTGTGTCTTTGTGCGCCCTTATTTTGGTTGCTCCCAAAGCAATCCGAGAGGTTCGCCGTTGGTTTAAGCAGTAAATGATAGGGTAGAATAAGCTATGCCGAGATACTCAAAATACGGAAGCAACGACACCGCCATCATCTCGGCTGGCGATTCGTTCTTCCTTGGGATGAACAATCGGCTTCGCCCCGATCAGCTTCAACCGGGCATTATGGCCTACAGCCAGAACGGGCGAATGAGCGTGAATGGGGCATGGCAACCCCGCAAAGGCATTGATTTCTTCTCTGGCCTCATAGACACAAGCAGCGAAGCGTTGATTCTTCCTTTCTACGTCTACGCTAGTAAAAACATTTCAACGGCAGTTCGGGTGGCGGAAACGGTAACTATCACTACCACAACAAGTCACGGATTTACCACTGCAACACAGGTAGGTATTGCTGGCCTTACTGGAACAGTAGACCCTAATGGCAACAGGACGGTGACCGTCACCGGAGCTACAACGTTTACAATCTTTCTTGGTGGAGCACCGGGAAGTGAGGTTTACACTGGAACTGGAACGGCGGGATCACCATTTATCACTGCTTTGGTTAATGCGGCCTATGGCTCATGCTTGTTCTCTAACCCATTAGACGACAACGAGGAATACATTATCGTTGCGCTTTACGACAAAGCAATGGCGGTGAATTTAACTACCGGGGTTGAAACCAACATCGACTATCCCGCTTCCCTTATAATCACCGAAAACGTCAATCTGTTGCAGGCGTTTAACAAGGTTTACATCTTTCGGGACGGTCTCACCACCCTAGAGTTTGATGGGAACATTGCCTCAACCCCTACGTTCACCAAGGTGGCTAACGGCAATTACACCCAGCCATTGGTGTTTACGGCGGCTACTAACACGGCTTGCACTGCGGGCGTGGCAACCGTAACAGAAACAGCGCACGGCCTGTCCGTTGGCGACATTGTTACAATCATGGACAAGGGAAGTTCTCCCTTAACAAACGCAGCTACCTATGTCGTCCAAAGCGTTCCAACGGCCAACACATTTACGTTTTACGCCAGCGTAGATGACTTTGCAGCAACATCCGTTGTCCTTGGAAAGGCTCAAAGCGTTGGACTTGGGTTTGTTCATTCTCCCGCGCCCGCGTGGGCGGCCTACCACCAGCGTCGATTGATTGTCCCTTACCGCTACACGTCCACGGGGACTAGCGGAAGCGAGGTTATTACGGATCGTAGCGTATACGACGAAATCCTAATCAGCGACATCCTGGATGCTGACACCTACGATCAGCTTCAGAATCAACTCAAGGTGACGGCTGGTATTTCGGACTACTTGCAATTTGTGCATCCCTTCACGGATGACAATGCCGTGGTGTTCAACCGCAACTCCATCCATCTATTAGATGGGTTGTCAGGTTCGCTCACTGATGTTTCTCTCAAGGAAATCACGCGGGAGGCCGGATTGGTGGCTCAAAAGAGCGTTGTCACCATTGGGAACAAAATCTTCTTCTTGTCTGATAACGGGGTGTATGCCACGCAGTTTGGCGACCTTTACAATTTGCGGGGGGCAGGACTGCCGTTGTCCGACCCCATTGACCCTCTTATCAAGCGGATCAACTCAGATTACGCCCAGAACTCCGTAGCCATCTACCACGACAATCGCTACTTCCTTGCGGTTCCACTTGATTCCGCGACTACGAATAACGCCATCCTTGTCTTCAACCTATTAAACCAGCAATGGGAGAGCATTGACATTGTGGCGGGGTCTGGGTGGGACGTTTCCAACCTGATTAGTGCCGGGGCTGGTGGGATAAACAAGCTCTACGCGGTTAATCGTTTGGGCGGCATTCACATCCTTGATGAGCGCGAAGATGACGTAGACGTGGTAGCCTTGGGAATAGCTGTTCCTCCCACTTCTGTGCGGCCAACGTCTTACGGCCAAACCCGGCAATACAACATGGGTGACACAGACCGTAAGAAGTTCAACAGCTTTGAGTTGCACACGGAAAGTAGCTCTACCAACACCTCAAACGCTACAATCTCTGTTGAGACGGAAAACGTAGACAGCACCGCTACCCTTGGCACTTTAGGAGGCTATCTTGGTGCTGTGCTAGCAATCAGTGAAGACGCATCCGTGCGTGGTAGAATCGGGAATATGCGAGGCTACGGCATTCAAATGACTTTTACGCCAACTCAAGGGCGTCCATTGCTCAGGATGGCAAAAATCAATGCCATGTCGTCTTTTAACTCATTAACGCAAGCATCCTAATGGCTATCTTAATTAAGGGAACAGATTTTACTGACGGAGATCAGGTTACCGCGCTCAAGTTGGACGCGCTTGTTGACTCGGCCACGTTTGCTTCTGGAGCCGTAGATGCAAGCACCACTGCGCTTTCTGGCGGGGCTATCATCGTTAAAGACCTTGGGGTGACGGCTGCAAAGCTAGAAGCCGCTACTAACGGTCAGTTGATGATTGGCAATGGCACTGGCTTTACCAAGGCCGCGTTGACAGCCGGAACCAATATTGCTGTTACCAATGGCTCTGGGGCTGTTACGCTTGCACTCACAGGCACGGTAGCAGCGGCTAATGGCGGCACGGGAGCGGCTACGCTTACAGCTAACAACGTCCTGTTGGGTAATGGGACAAGCGCAGTTCAATTCGTTGCACCGGGAACCAGCGGCAATGTTCTTGCATCAAACGGAACAACATGGGCATCCACGGTGCTATCAGGAAGCAGTGTTGTCCGTGCTGCTCGCACTTCGGACACGATTCTGGCAGCAGCAAATAACGGCAATCTAATTGATATCACCAGCGGCACATTTAGCCAAACATTTACCGCAGCAGCAACGCTTGGAAGCGGCTGGTTCTGTTACATTCGTAATAGCGGAACAGGCGACATCACGCTTGACCCAAACTCAACTGAGTTGATTGACGGGCTTTCTACCTATGTGATGTACGGAGGAGAAACTCGGCTTGTCCAATGCACTGGCACGGCATTTACTTCGGTGGTTTTGTCTCCGTTTGCGCGAACTATTTCAACCACACTAAATCCATTTGTTGTTCCACCGGGATACACAGAACTTTGTGTTGAATGTATAGGCGGTGGAGGTGGTGGTGGATCAGGTGGGCGATCAACAACAAACCAAGGTATGGGTGGTACTGGTGGAGGTGGAGCAGCATTTGTTACAAAAAACATTAGTGGTATTGCTGCTGGGACCAGTGTTACGGCTACAGTAGGCGCGGGGGGTGCTGGTGGTGCAGCACAAACTGTAGACAGTACTGCTGGGAGTGTCGGTGTGGCTGGTGGAACGACTACATTTGGGTCATTTGTTTCGGCATTTGGGGGTGGCTACGGTGGTGCAGGAGCGATAGCATCTGGTACAGCGTTATCTGGGGGTGGTGGAGGTGGTTCAATAAGTGTAGGTGGTAATGCTACAACTACTATTATTCTTGGTGGACATCCACGCCCATACCCGGTTGGCGATACTGCTACCCCAAATTCAAACAACATAGGTGGTGGTGGTGGGGCGGTAGATTCTG